CCCGAGGCCGAAGCCTCGGGGCCAAGATCAGATGGGCTGATCAGTCACAGATTAGAGTGTATTTCTCTATCTTCTGGTACTCAGTACTAACTAACTCTTTACGACAAGTCGGGCTATTGTCGTCAACGTACACCGAAATAACAATCCGTATGCTTTCGTTCCAATGATCACCGTATTTATATTCAAACTTAAAATCACGGTTCATAATGCTCGCATACTCAGTAGTCTTACCAACAGTGATGCCGTCAATGTCCATTAGCTTATTAAGTATTGACTCTAATTTAGCGTCTTTGAAACCACTAACATTATGCATCAAACAATAAACATCACCACCGCTAAACGATACATCATCAAAATTCTGAAAGCATTTGAATATTGCATGATATACAGGTTTAAGCTCGTGCATCTTTTTGATGCGCTTTGCAATCTGTGCTTTTTCATTGCGAACAGTTGCGATGCCTTTAAGGAACATTGCGTTAGGCGTTTTTGGCTTAGCCATTTCATTCTCCATCATCAAGACTAAAGTCGCCCCGACTAGGGCGTTGAACCCTGTCTTGATGTTTTAAGTATGCCCGACTGCGCGCTCCACGTATCGATTGGCTACGAACCACCAACCCTTGGTGCGCCCGCTCTCATGCGCGCCCGACTACAAATAACTGGCATCAGATCCGTGGGCGCAAAAAAAGGGGCGGGGCCGAAGCCCCAACCCCAAGTCATCAGCGGCGGATGAATCCGAGCATCTCTGCTTTTTCTTCACGTGCCACCCGTTTAGCAAGTCGCGCTTCTTTCTTCGCGGCCCGCTTCACTTCGTGCGGTTCAAGTTCTTCTTCGTAAGGCGGAAGAACAATCTCCGTCAGTTCGCCGGTGGATGCGTCAAACACCCAGCAGCGGTAGTAACCGTCGTCCATGACTATCTCCTAGTTGGGGGGCCGAGGCCCCCCGTTGAATTACCAGTTGTTGAGGATGTCAATCAACTGGACCACACCCACCGCGTAACACACCACGATGACCCCGATCAGCGCTGCATCACCCAGCAGGGGTGGATGCTTGCGCGTCACATAACACGAGAACCCGAACTGTCCGATTCGGAAGAACCGGATACCGCCGACACGTTTGTATTCAAACATGATGCTTTCCTCTGTATGCCTACGCCGTCAACCCCGGCCCATCCGGTGTCATCCGTCGTTTGCATGCTTTCAATCTGCCAGAATCGGGGGATTTTGTATCGTTTCGCTACGAAATGGCCTGAAAGCCGGGGGTACGGCCCCCCACCCCCCGGATACGCGCGATGGGACCCGCGCCATCTCATACTCTTGAACATGCACAAATAACCACCGAATTTCCCAAACTCCACACCGCCAAGCCCTCAATTTCTATATTTTTTAAAAATTCCCCAAATAATATGTAAAGTTATACCCTTCAAAATTCCTTTTTTCCAGCCCACCCCCACCCCCTGTTCCATAAAAAAGACCCCCCTTATGGGACCCAAACCTCCCCTTCCTCTTGCATAAATATATTTTTGTGATACATTTGCAGTCATGACTACGATTGTCCCTCCCATCGAAGAGAACATTCCTCTTCCAGATAACGCGCGGGAAGCCTTCCCTGAGATGACGCCTACTCAGGAACTGAACATGCGTGCGAATGTCGTGAAGCTAATGGCCGATTTGACGGGTCAGGTGCTCACGCCTACTCAGGAGAACGTGGATCAGGCCAACGATTTAGCCCGTCAGATGATGACCGACCCCAAGCACCGCCCAGAATTTGGCCGGTATCCAAATGAGACCCTTGCTTATCTTGCAGGGATGGTCGCTCAGATGAATGTATCCATCGTTGATGAGCTTTCAGACCTGAAAATGTACGTGGTCAACAAGCTAGTGATGGAAGTCGAGAACGCCAAGGACTCTAAGAATCGTATTTCTGCCCTATCTAAGCTAGGGGAAGTCGATGGCGTTGATGCGTTTAAGAAACGCAGCGAGATGACAGTCAAAGTGCAGACTATGGAAGAGGTTGAGAAGGAGCTTTTGCTCACTTTGGATAGTCTGGAGTCCAAAGTAATTGATGTAGAAGCCAGAGAAATAGTGCAGGGCGATGCAACTAACTCCTGAAAAGCTCTTTAAGCTGCGGCAAGCTCTCCCGACGATGCCGGAGAAGCAGAAAAGGCGCACTCTGGAGCTAATCAAGACCTACGAAGCGGGTCTAACGCAGGATCTTGCGAAGAATTCGTTCCTAGATTTCGTAAAACATGTATATCCGGGCTACAAAGTAGGCCCACATCACCTGAAATTGGCTCAGATCTTTGAAGATATAGCCAAAGGGTTAAAAAAACGCGTAATAGTTAACATAGCGCCGCGACATGGTAAGTCGGAACTCATATCCTACCTTGCACCGGCGTGGTTTCTGGGGAAACACCCAGAGAAAAAGATCATCATGTCCTCACACACTGCTGATTTGGCGGTGAACTTCGGTCGAAGGGTGCGTAACTTAGTGGGGTCTGAGAACTATCGGGATATTTTTCCTCAGATAGAACTACAGGCTGACTCTAAATCGGCCTCAAGATGGGGTACGAACTTCAATGGTGAGTATTTTGCTATTGGTGTTGGAGGTGCTCTCGCTGGTAGGGGCGCTGATTTGTTCATTATTGACGATCCACATTCTGAACAAGAGGCCAAAACCGGACGACCCGACGTTTTTCTACCTGCTTGGGAGTGGTTCCAGTCTGGGCCTCTTCAGCGGCTTATGCCGGGTGGCGCAATCATTGTTGTGATGACTAGATGGTCTAAATTGGACTTGACTGGTCAGATTGTGTCGCAGATGAACCGTGAAGATGGTGTAGACAAGTGGGAAGTAGTTGAGTTCCCAGCGATTAAAGACAATGATGAGGCGTTGTGGCCTGAGTTTTGGCCGGTTGAAGAACTTCTAGCCAAGAAAGCTGCTCTTGATGTGCGGTATTGGAACGCCCAGTACATGCAGAACCCCACTTCTGAAGAAGGGGCGCTAATTAAGAGAGAGTGGTGGAAAATCTGGGATAGAGAAGATGCGCCGCAATGTGATTTCGTAATTATGAGTCTAGACGCCGCGCAGGAGACCAATAATAGGTCTGACTACAACGCGCTCACGACTTGGGGAGTCTTCTATAACGAGGAGACCAACAATCACGCCATTATTTTGCTCAATTCCATCAAAAAACGAATGGAGTACCCAGATCTGAAGAAGATGGTGCTTGAAGAGTACAAAGAATGGGAGCCTGATGCGTTTATGGTGGAGAAGAAGTCCAATGGCTCTCCGCTATATCAGGAATTTAGGCGAATGGGGTTGCCGTGTCAGGAGTTTACTCCGGGCAAAGGGCAGGATAAGATAGCAAGGGTAAATGCCGTAAGCGACCTGTTTGCATCAGGTATTGTTTATGCCCCTGATCGCAGGTGGGCCAGAGAAGTTATTGAAGAGTGCAATGATTTCCCTAGCGGCGCTAATGATGACTTGGTGGACTCCACTACCCTTGCGCTGTTAAGATTCAGGCAGGGTGGTTTTTTGCGTTTGCCGTCAGACGAGCCAGACGAAGTATTTAGCTTCTTCAAAACACGCAAACGCGCCGCGTATTACTAAGGACACAGCATGACTATCGACAAGGCGTTGTATCAAGTTCCCCAAGGAATAGGTCAATTGACCGGGGATGAAGAGCCTATCGAGATTCAGATTGAAGATCCCGAGTCAGTAAGCATTAGAGTTGGTGATACTGAAATCGTGATGGAGCAGGAAGTAGACGAGGATGAATTCAGCAAGAATCTTGCTGAAGATATGGATGAAGGCGAGTTGCAGCAGCTTGCTGGAGATCTGATTAACGACTACGACACAGATATTTCAAGCCGTAAAGATTGGATTCAGACCTATGTAGATGGTCTTGAATTGCTAGGTTTGAAGATTGAAGAGCGGATGGAGCCTTGGCCCGGAGCTTGTGGTGTGTACCACCCGTTGCTTGCAGAATCCGTTGTTAAGTTCCAAGCTGAGACCATGATGGAGACATTCCCGGCAGCAGGGCCGGTGAAAACTCAAATCATCGGTAAAGAGACGCCAGAGAAAAAGAAAGCTGCTGAGCGAGTTCGTGATGACATGAACTATCAGCTAACGGACGTTATGAAAGAGTATCGTCCAGAACATGAACGGATGTTGTGGGGTCTAGGTCTAGCTGGCAACGCGTTCAAGAAAGTATATTTTGATCCAGCTTTGGGTCGACAGGTCTCGATGTATGTCCCGGCTGAAGACGTAGTTGTGCCGTACGGCGCGTCAAGCCTAGAGTCTGCGGAGCGCGTCACCCACGTGATGCGTAAGACGGCAAACGACATACGTCGGCTCCAGCACGATGGGTTCTATCGTGATGTTGATCTGGGTGAACCTACCCGGACGATGGACGAGATAGAGAAAAAGATTGCTGAGAAGTTAGGATTCCGTGCAACCGAAGATAATCGGTTCAAACTCTTGGAGATGCAGGTAGAACTTGACCTGCCGGGGTATGAGCACAAAGACGGCAAAGAAGAAACCGGAATTGCTCTGCCGTATATCGTTACGATGGAGAAGAGCACCAGCACGATTCTAGCGATCCGAAGGAATTGGAAC